TAAATTCGGTGTTATTTGTCTGTCAAGAAAATATTGTGTTGGTCTACCTGTTGTTGTTTTTGTTGGTATGGATAAATAAGTATCACGACTAATACGTGACATATTAAAATCTGTGCCACTTCTTCTTACAACAACAGAAAGTATATCAATTACATCTGTGCCTAAACTGTAATCTACATCATCTGCCGTAAGTGCTTGTGTTCTTTGTTCGATTGTCCATTGATTAAGTCCACGATTAGCCCACTCTGCTAACATAATATTCAACGATCTTTTTGCTGTTTTAAGATCGTAACCTGTTCGTATTTCTAAACCACATCTTTCATATGCTTCTTCTATATAATCATCAACTGCTAATTCAAAATCGGTAGAGCTTGATGTTGTCATGTTTACCTCAAATCGTTTGCGATACGAAAATTAAAACTACTGAACATAGTTGAGCGATAGCTAATACAACTATCGCCCATATTTTTTGGTTTAAAGATTTAATGTCCTCACGTAAATGAGCAAGATGATTATTCTCAATAGTATGTAATCTTTGATTGATAACCTTTATATCACCTTGTAATTTTGTAGACATTAATAACCTTTTCTTACTTGCATAATGATTGTGTAAGTATCTGCACTAGAATGTCCAACAGTAGTAAACTTAATATCGCCTGTTTTACCACTACCAGAATTGTTCGGAATACCACCAAAAGATGTATAATCGTGATAACCAGATTGGTTTTCTCCTAGTTGTATTGCTAATACATCAGATGTAGCATCAAAAAGAATACTAACTTTCATACCTGTACACTGCCACCATATTTTTTCTATAGTTGCATCTGTACAAGCACGTCCACTTGCATCACCTTCTAAAGCACTTACATCAACTTTTGTAACGGCACTTTCACCTGTGCCGTCACTTACGTTAGTAAATTTTAAAACAGCCGTCTTTAAGCCATCTTGTATGGTTTGACTTGCAACTGTATCAGCCATGTTACCCTCCTAAAATACAGAGTATTCTATTTCGAGAGTACCACGAAAAGCTGTTAAGGCTGTGTCACAAGTTGAACCTGCTCCCATATATAAATGCTTACTAGCAATAGCTGCACTGATATTTGGTTCAAATACATGATATGTACCAGCAGTTGCATCTAAATCAATATCAATCTCTGTTACTGAGTCAGTTGCTGAAATTCTTGGGTTAAATGATGCAACACCAGCACCCACAATTTCTGTGCCAGAAGATATAGCAGTATTAGTTGCTGTACCAGATGTAGCACTAAGTTGTAAGTTAGCTAATGAATTAGCATCACTTGCTGCAGCAGTTGTAATTCCAAGAACTACCTTATGAATAAAAAATTTACTTGCTGTTACAAGTGCATCTGGGTGATCTGTGTTAAGTTCACCTATTTCAACAAGAACATCATTGTCTGCATAAGTTGTGTCAGCAGCATTAGTATCTGCTAAACTTACAGCAAATGTTTGAATTTTTCTTGTTCCTAATGAAATCAACTGTCCAGTTGAATTAACAGAAAAACCAGTTTCTGTAATAGCACCAGTAGTCGAGCTTTCATTTATTACTTTGAAACCACTCTTTGATCGAATGGTACTCGAAAAAGTTGTGTTTGCCATATATAACTCCTTATCTTGGCTTGTCTGCTTACGCAGTTAAGGTTTTTTTTAAAGATATAAAAAAAAAGGCGACTTGTAAAGTCGCCTTTAACAATTGTTCGGTTTATTTAAGCACCTGGTGAACCGAATACACATCTTGGATCAGAAAATCCAAATGAATATCTTTCACGAGCTTTAAACCTCATATTGCCAGTTGTGAAGTCATCTTCCATTGAAGTAGCAAGAGGTGCTCTTTCAAAATGTATGAAACCTCTTGGTGCATCAGTTTTAATGAAGAACGCATCAGTATCTGTTAAGAAATGGTTTACTACATAACCTTCTGGTAGCATACCCATATTCTTAATAGCGTTAACATCATTATCGGAAGTGCTTGGTCTTAGAGTTGACTCTAATAGACGATCAGCAACAAATTGTAGTTGAGGTGGAATAATAAGTTTCATTCCACGTAGTGCAATGATCATATTTCTCTCATCAACAAATGTTGAAATGTCAATTAAAGCGTTCTCTAATGAAGTTTCATTTAGATCAGCAGCTGTACTTGGCTCATTTCTAAATGTACCACCTCCACCTAGTGGGTGATCAGTTGCACAAAGCTCCTTACCATCACCACCTGTGAATGAACTGTCAAACGCATTGTTCAAAGTTGCCGCAGCTTTTACTTGTTTGCTGTGTGCCATAGAACGAGCTAATGCTCTTGTATATCTTGCACCTAATCTGTCGTACAAGTTATCTTCCATAGCTTCTTGCGTTAAAGCAAACGCTAATGCAATTGTTTCATGCGTATAACGTGCAGTATAAACTTCATTTGCTGTGTCAAAATTGACCCCAGCACCTTCAGCTTTAGTTGGTGCGTTACCAAAACCTGATAACATCACTTCTTCTTCAAACGCTCTGTCAGAAGATTCTGTATCATAGATTTCTGCGTGTTCTGCATCATATCTATCATATTCCATGCCAAACAATGCGTTTAGACCTGGTTCTAGCTCTTTCGCTAGTTGTGCTCTACTTATCGCCATTATCTACCTCCTACGCTAAGCCTGCACCTTTTTGACCAAAAATAGAATTTTGGATCACAACGTGCACATTGGTTGCATCTGACGAAACATCAGAATTTTCAGGGTCTTGCGAAATGTCAATACATTTTAAAGGTAAACCAGCAGTTGTAGCACCAGTTGCTACGTCTAACTCAGCACCAGAAATACCAGTAGTGGTACTACCAGAGCTTGTGTAAACAATATCAAAGTTACCAAATAAATCTGCAACTGGAAAAGCTGCATTGCATTGAATTTCATAGATAACATTTGGGTCATCTATGATGAAAGCAATAATGTCAGAAGCATTAGTGCTTGCAGGATAATAGTTCTTATAAACCTGCTCTTTTGTGGTTGGGTCAGTATACTGAACACCATTGAATACACCTACAATAGGAACTGTACCACCATCAGCGTGTACTTCTACAGTACCACCAGTGACTTGAGCTACCATGTCACCCTGAAAGATTGATGTTCCATAATTTGCAGCGATCCTATATCGGCTTTGTCCACCAGTGAAAGGCATACCACCTATTCTACCTACAGGACGCATACCAAAAGCGGCATCTTGATTTGCCATAATTGATCTCCTTATTAATCATCATTTAAATTTCGGTTTATCCCAAAAGAAACATTACTATTTCTTTGAGGTTTTAGTTTTGGCATGACAGGATTATTTTCTCTCATCCAATCACGATCTACCGCATCCATTTGAGTTTGCGTCTTATTTTCAAAATATTGCTTACGTTGTTCTACAATTTCATTGGGAACTCTCGCAAGTAACAATCCACCTGTGCCTATGACACCAGCGTTTTTACCTTCATCAATAACAGGAGCATCAAAATCAGGATACTCTTCTGCTTTAACAAGCTCATAACCTTCACGTCTTCTTTTGTGAATATTGTTTTTATCATCATATTCCATGACGGATTCTCTTATCCACCTATGAGTATAACCTATAGGAGGTTCGGGAGCATCAAGTGCAGATGGTGGCTTCCAATCTTGTAATCGCTCTGTTTTTTCACGAGATTGCGACTCTCGACTTTTTCTATCAATTTCAGCCATCATGTTCTCCTTGACTCTATTTTGGCAACTTCTTTTGCATATCTTTCAAGAGGAATATTCATCTTTTTTGCAAAGGCTACCTGACCTGGTGATAATTCAACAGTTTTTTTCCGTCCTGATTTTACAGCCCGTCCATTGGACGTTGCAGGAGCAACGGCTTGGACGTTTTGCCGTTTATCCTGAAATTTGTTTGGAAAACTATCTCTCATACGCTTATCTATTTCTGCGTAATATTCATCAGATGTTGGATCAAAACCTTCTGAACCAACTAATTGTTGATGTAATCCTTGAGCAGCACCTGTCATAACCATATCTGTTCCAAACCAAGTATTTGACTGCATCCAATTTTGTAACTTTGGATCAAGGTCTTCTACTTTAGGTGGTTGTTGTTTTTGAGGAACTTGTTCTTGTTGTTGTGGTTGTGGTTGTTGAGCTCTCTGATCTGATTGTGCTTTTTGTATTCTCAGTCTTTCTTTCTCAATAGCTAATTTTGCCATAACATCTTGAGCTTCAGCCATCTTATCAGAATCACCAGCTTCATAAGCCTCTTTAAACAATCTTTTAGCTTGTTCAGTCTGACTTTCAACACGAGTGCCATACTCATTAATGTAACCTTGATCTAAATTAGTTAATTTAGCGTTAAGGTTTTCATTTTCTTGTTTTGTTTGTTGTGCATACTGTAATGCAGCTTGAGCCTCTTCTAACGCTTGTTTTCTTTGAGCTGTTAGTTGATTTATTCTTTTTTGAACTTTTTCACTATACTGTTCATGTTCATCTGTTTCTTCTTTTTTATCATCAACTTGAACATCTGTTCGGTTTGTTTCTTTTTCAGGAACAACTGGTATCTCAGATTGAGATGCTTGTTGTTCTGCTTCTTCAACATCTACAGAAACAACTTCATTTTCTTCAACAGCGTTTTGATTTTCTACATTCATATTTATTCTCCAATTCTCTTATACATAGGAAATATCACTTGGGTCAAGTATTGTTGCGATAATATTGTCATCATTTATCAATCTTACCTCTAAATTCTCAACTTTAAAGCGATTTCCAGCATATCTTCCCATAAGAACCCAACTTTTCTCGGAACACCAAGCACCTGTTGGGAATTTATTTTCATCAGTATACGCATCTGGCCCTAATTTTACGACATAGGCTGCAACAGTTGCGAAACTTTCACGATCTCGTGTCGCATCAGGTATGAACACACCTCCCTTTGTTTGTGACTTCATATAGTAAGGTATAACAAGAACTCTATATCCTACTGGTTGAGGAAGTCTTTCCAAAGCAGAAGGTTCTAGTTTGGAAGGGTCTTTAGAATTTGGATTATCTTCTAATTTAGGAAAACCTTTTTTAACTGCATCAGGTATTTCCATACTTGCTCCTTTTTTACGTGCATTAGCAAATCTCTCTGGCACGAATAGTTTTTTAGCCATCTTCTAGCTCTATTCCTTTCATCGCGGCTTTTATTTCTTCTTCAGCGTAAGTCATGCCACGTATTTGACCTACAA